AAAGGAGTTGTTGATCCAACTACTCACGAACGAGCAAAAGGTGAAAGTTTACAGGTTGCCTGGAAGGATCGAAATAAACCAGAAATTTTAGAAAAAGTAGCTGAATTTAAAAAGTTTGTTGTTGACTTAGAACAATATGGAAGACGATATAAATTAGAAAATGCAATTGAAAAACAAAATGAAGGTACTCTTACTGATGAAGAGTTAAATGAATTAGGTGTAGATGCTGAAGAATTACAAGTTGAATTAGAATCAAGTAAGAAGAAGCGTAAAGAATTCTTATCTGAATATGACTTTACAGAATTCCTTTATAAATTACTTTCATCTGATAAATTTAAAGATAAAGTATTCAAAGTTTCAGGTAATATCGTACATAGCGAATACAACGGAAAGTTTTATAAAAAGTTAATTCCATCTCGAATTTACTTAGTACCAAGTGATACAGAACAAACTTCAATGGGGATCATCAATGTATTTTACAATAAAGAAAGTTTAGATACAGCTAGTCATAGCTCAACTAAAAAATATTATGTAAATGGATTTGTACGTGATTATGATGGTCAACGAAAAGAACAAGTACCATGTCCAATCCAATTAGTTCTTGATGACACAAATGAAGATGAAAAGGTAAGTAAAGTAGTTAATATTATTAAAAAACAATTTGAAGTTAAAGATACTTCATGGAAAGAATTTGGTGTAAAAGTTAAATTATTAGATGGCGCTCAAAAGGCCGAAATTACAGAAGATATGTTAACTGATTTCCAAAAAGAAATGCTTGAATTAGAAGCAATCACAATGGATGACATTCGTAAAGAAATTGGTGGAGATGTATATGGTGAACGTGTACAAGAGATTGTAGTTGTAAATGTATCAAAAGGATTTACAAAAGGCCGAAAAGATACAGTATATCTTGATAGTGATTTCGTTGTTAAAGCAGTTGAACCTAAACCGGAAAAACAAGAGACTAAATATGAAGATGATGATCTTGGTTTAGATGATTTAGAAGATATTCTTTAATAAATAAAATATACATAAAGTAACATGGTATGAGGGTTCTTGCTTGAGCCCTCCTGAAATTTTAAAAAAAATAAACCAATTAAAAGGGGATAATTAAACTATGGCATTCAAAAAACCACAAATCAATAAAATTGCAACTGATATTAAGGAATTATCAATCTACATTCGTACATTAAAGAAGTTCGGAAAAACAACGTTATTCAGAGACACTATCATCGAAAAATATGGTGATCCTGAAAAGGGATTATTAGTTGGATTAGGTGCTGAAATTGGATATACACTGTTAGATAACTTAAATGTTGTACATATGGAAACTTATCAAGAATTAGTTGAGCTGAAAAATTGGTTAATTGAGGGAAAAGGGAAAGAGCATGATATTCAAATGGTAGCATTTGATGTGGCAGAAGAATTAATTCCAATTGTAGAAAAAGAAGTAATTCGTTTGTCTGTAATTGATACTAAGAAACCATGTAAATCAATCAATGCTGCATATGGAGGATATGGAGCTGGAGGAATTAAAGTAGTTGAACTAATTCGTGACTATTTCTTGGAATTACGTAAAGCTGGATTTGGAGTTTGGATGATCGGGCATACGAAATTCAAAACGATCAAGGAAAAAGGTGGACTTGAAGAAGATGGTTATATGCAATTAACTTCTAATCTACAAGGTAATTATGAAGCAGCATTCGGAGATGTATTTGATCTTACGCTTACAGGATATATTGATCGCGAGATTGAAGAAGAAACTGTAGGAGAAGGTGATTACGAGAAAACTAGACGAAAAGCAACTGGCGAGGTAAGAAAATTATACTTCCGATCTACAACTCTAATTGACGCAGGAGGACGATTTGCTTTTGGTGCAGTACCAGAATATATGGTATTTGATAAACCTAATATGGCAAAAGAATTTATTGAGACAGTTGAAAAAGGGATGGCACTTTCTAAAACTGGAGCATTGAATAATAAAGATGTTAATGTAGTTATTCCTGAAGAAAAACAAGCTAAAGTTGAGGAACCAGTTATCGAAGAAGTAGTTGATGAAATTACAACATCCGAACCAGAAGTTGATTTAGAGAAAAATAAACAATTAAAAACAAAGGTCGCAGGGAAATATAAAACTGCTACTGCTGAACAAAAAGAAAAAGTAAAAGAAATTTTAGGTAATTATGGTGCTACTAAATTAGACGAAACAAAACCAACTCAAATGTTTGAAGATATTTTAGAAATTCTATAAGTGAATAGGGAGGAAGTGATTCCTCCTTTTTTGTTTAAATTTAAGGGGGGAATTTACTTGTTAGTTATTTGTAGAGGATGTAAAAATAAGATTGAGAGAAATGATGCATTTAAAGTAGTTGTTAAAAATAAAAATACATATTATTGCAGCGCAAAAGAATACGAAACTATTAATATTGAAAAAGAAAGTAAAAATAAATCAATTGATCTTGCCTTTGAAATAATAGGAGAGACAACTAATACGGCATTATTCAAAGAACTTACTGAAATTGCAAAAGTACATACTTATTATAAATTGTTTAAGTTTTTGGAGGAAAATACAATTGAGTTGGACAGTGCGATTTCTGGAAATACATTCGTTCATGAATATGCTAAAATTAGATATTTCGCGGCTATAATTAAAAATCAAATTGGAGATTTCAAAGAAAAAATTGAAAATACAGAAGTAAATGATTATGTAGATATCGTGGAAGAAGTTAAATACACTACAACAAAGAAGAAGTCATTTGCTGATTTTATAGATGAGTATTAAAAAATATTGATTAAAAATAAAATATACATTAAAATATAAGTAATGAAGTTAATAAATTTTAGGAGAGATCAATATGAGTTTTATATCTGGAGTTAAAGAAAAGTACCCAAAAGAATTACTTGAAGGTAGACTAGGAACAGAAGGTAATACAGTATTTAGTTTTTGGAAAGATCCCAACTTGTATAAGGAATATAAGGAAATAACAACAGAAAACTTTTTAACTGAAGATGCTAGGTTTTATTTTTCAATCGGAAAACATATGAGTAAATTATACAAAGTATTCGATGAAGTTTCTGTGTTATCTTACTTAAATGACAATGAAATTTTGTTAAACGGATTCAATGAACGCGGTGGTTATGATGTAATTTATAATACGATGGACATGTTGAACTCAAATAACGTTGATCAATACATAGATATTTTAAATAGAGAAAACATCTTACTCAAATTACATGAGGATGGATTTAATTTATTAAAGGAAATTACAATTAACGACAAACAAATCATTCCTATTAAACTACTAAGAAAAATGAGTGCAGCAGAAACATTGCAATTCTTTGAATCGAGAATTTCCAATATCGGAATAAGAGTTAAATCAAATGACATGGAGATTAGTGATCTTGGAATTGAAGATGATTTTGAGGAACAATTGGAAACTGGAATGTTAATGGGAATTCCTTTTGACATTGGTGGATATTGTCAGTTTGATAATTCTCCAATTAAAGCTTCTCCAATATTATCTAATATCTCGATGGGTATTAATAAAGGTGAATTAACACTTGTGGGTGGGTTTTCTGGATCAGGTAAAACGTCACTTGCATTTTCTAATTTTATAATGCCAATGGTTTTTAGAGGAGAAAGAGTTTGTATTACCGCGAATGAGCAAAGAAAAATTGCATGGCAAATATTATTAGTGATTTACACATTAGTTAATCATTTTAAATACTACAATCTAACCAGGAAAAAATTAAAAGGTGGAAATTTCACTGATGAAGACAGAAAAATGATTAAATTAGCGAAAGAATTCATCAATAAGAATTTTAAACACAATATTAAATTCATTAAAACGTTCGATTACAACGTAAGAGATATTGTAAGAGAACAAAAAAGACTGCATCTGAATCATGGTTATACTGCATTCATTTATGACACATTTAAGGCCGAAGATTCCTCTGATATTGGAGTGGCACGAGGATCAATGGTAGAAGATTCAAAAGCGTTATTCCAATTTGCTTCAAAGTATAACGTACCACAAATCATTACAGCACAATTAGCTACATATCTTGAAAAAACATCATGGTTATCTTCCCAATGTTTGGCAAGTAGTAAACAAACTAAGGAAGTATGTTCTGAAATATTCTTAATGAGAAAATGTGTAAGTGAAATTGAACTTGATCCAACAAGTAAACATTACATAAAGCCTTATCGATTGAAAAAAGATGGTAGTGGTAAATGGAGAAAAGATT